AGGATGCTAATCTGCATCGTGCTAATCTGAATGGTGCTGATCTGAATGGTGCTGATCTACAGCATGCTAATCTACAGCGTGCTTATCTGAATGGTGCCAATCTACAGGATGCTAATCTGAATGGTGCCAATCTACAGGATGCTAATCTGCATCGTGCTAATCTGAATGGTGCTGATCTGAATGGTGCTGATCTACAGCATGCTAATCTACAGCATGCTGATCTATATTTTGCTGATCTACGGGGTGCTGATCTGCTGTATGCTAATCTGCTGTATGCTAATCTGCAGCGTGCTTATCTGAATGGCGCTAATCTGCTGTATGCTAATCTGCAGCGTGCTGATCTGAATGGCGCTGATCTGAGATATGCTGATCTGAATGGCGCTGATCTGAGATATGCTGATCTACAGGGTGCTATTAAGTGAAAGTGAAAAAGATAAAAACTGGAGAATTAATAAAGAAGCTAAATAAGGAGTTAAAAAATGAGATGGTCATCAGACGTGAAAGAAAAAGAGTTTAAATTATTGAAGCCTGGAAAAGCTCAGTTTGAAATAATTGAAGCAGATGAAGGAGTAACAAAGAAAGGGGATCCTAAAATATCACTTAAGATTCATTTGTGGGATTCAAACAATGATACTTGCCTAACTTTTGAAAACTTAACATCAGCTATGAACTGGAAAATAAAGCATTTGATGGAATCAATAGGGAGAGGAGACAAGTTTCAAAATGGAACTGACGATTTCTTTACTTGGATTGGCAAGAAAGGTGAATGTGAGATATACGTAGAGAAAAGTGAACAGTATGGGGATAGAGTAAAGATAAAGGATTACATAAAATCAGAAAAAGAAGATAAATTCATCGATGATGATGTGCCTTTTTAAGGGATATTGATAATGTAATTGGAAGATAACATTAAATGTTTAGATGAAAAAATAGATGAAATTAGGAATAGTTGCGAACAATTATTTAAAAATGGAATTATTCGTGATCGTGTAGAAAGAGCAGATTTTTATAATAGTTTAAGAAAAAGTGAAATATATAAATATTTTGACAAAGTTATTAATGGAGAAGTTTATGAATAATTTAATATTAAGTATTCTGTCAATCATGCTTTCTTGTGTAGCTATTTGTTTGTCATTAGATGAATATAATATTGATACAAAGAAAAATAAAAAAGGTAATGATAGTTGTATTACATCATTTTATCCAAATTATAATTTTTGCAATGAAACAAATAAAAAAGGAACTAAATAATGAATAACAATGATATTGGCGGTAAAGAAGTGTTTGGTATTGTAACAGCAATTTTTATTGGTTTGCTTTTTATAATAGGGGTTATATGGGGAATGGTCGCTCTTTATAATGTATACAGCGTTTGGTCTGGTAAAAAAGCAGGTGAAGCACAGTTAGCGGAAGCTTCTTATAATAGACAAATAGCCGTAAAAGAAGCAGAGGCTAAGTCAGCAGCTGCCACTGAACTTGCAAAAGCTGAGATAATTAGGGCAAAAGGAGTAGCAAAAGCAAACAAGATAATAGGTCAATCACTTAATAATAATGAATCATATCTTACTTACTTGTGGGTTCAATCTTTAGAGAGCAAACAAAATAAGGTAATCTATGTTCCAACAGAAGCAAATCTTCCAATACTGGAAGCATCTAGACTAAAAAAAGGAACTAAAAAATGAAAAAATTAGAAGAAATACCAGAAGTACAAGTTTTAATTTCAGAGATCATAAATGAATCTCGTGAAAATGAAAAATTGGAAAATGCTATTAGATGTTTATTAAGGGAAATGCCAGATAAATCACTTTTTAAAAAAAATTTTATACGAGCACTTCCGTTGACTACTTTTCAAGAAAGGTTAAGAAAAGATATAGTATATAAAGTCATTGACGATTGTTATCAAGATGTTATGGTTAAAGAACCAAAGGATAAAAATCATGATTATATTAAAGAGTTAATTGATGATTTTAAATATATATTAACATTTGCCACTATTAAAACAAAAAAACCTGAAGAAGATGATTTATGTACAATGTTAAATGCATTTAATAAAAAACTAACAAAAAAACTAAAGGATACGTTATGAAAAAGTTAATTACTATCGCTGCTATTTCAGTAGCTTCACTTTCAGCAACTTGCGCTATGGCAACCAGTAAAAGTTCAAATAATGGATATTTCAACCACTGGGGCATATCCGTTGATGCTATTACCTTGAATGACAATATTCCATCACAACTCAATGACTTTGATATGGGGTATAAACTAGGTCTACATTATAACTACAACAAATATCTCTATTCCTCTGTTTCTGTATTGGTAGGAAAGCATGAATCCTCTGAGTTGAGTGCCTCTGTTGGCGTTCAGGGTTATGTTGGACGCTTTATGCCTTATGCAGATCTTAATATCAATAATATCAACAAATTTGGAGATAGCTTAAGCGGTGCATTAGGATATGACTTTGGATCAAGCTATGTGGTTAATAAGTTCATCATTCCATTTGTTGAGTTAGATGATGTTACTAGCAAGAATAAACAAGCAGTATGTGTGGGAATGCATTCTAGTATCATGAAGAATGTATCAATGAAAATTCAATATTCACGATATATCCAAAATAACAATGACTCATTGGATATTGGCATGTCTTATTATTTCTAATGGAATGAAATGATTAAAGATGAAAAAGATTGTGATAGAACTTCCAATACCTTTGCCAACCTGGAACAGGATTTTAGAAATGAACCATTGGCAAAGGATGGAGGTACGACATTTGATTCACTTGTTTGTATTGAAATTATCTCCTACAGAAAAAGACTCGCAGATGTGGACGGTATCTCCGCAAAAGCAGTTATTGATGGACTCGTTAAAGCAAAAATACTTGAAGATGATTCGACCAAGTTCGTCGAGGAAATCAGGTACAAACAAATTAAATCGACGCATGAGAAAACGATAATTATTATAAGAGAGTGTGAATGAGGGAAATTATGATAACAATAAATGGTAAAAATGTTAAATGTTCAAAGTTCAATGGCGGTGAATGTCATGTTAAAATACCGAAAGTAAGATTTGGTTGTAATATTGTTGAATCTTATCTTTATAGTTCTGATGATATTATGTTTCTTATGTTAACAATTGATGCTATGCGAAGGGTTAATCAATTTGCTGAGATACATTTAATTATTCCTTACTTTCCATATTCAAGACAAGACAGAGTCTGCAATATTGGGGAAGCATTAAGCGTAAAGATAATGGCTGATTTAATTAACATGCTTAAATTAAATAGCGTTTTAATATATGATCCTCATTCATATGTTGTTTATCCATTATTAAATAATTGCTTAATGAAACCAATGCCAGAAATAATAAAAAATAGCTTATTAAAAGATATAATTATAGAAAATAATTTAATTTTAGTTTCACCCGACTCTGGGTCTGAGAAAAAAGTTAGAGATTTGGCAAATATTATATCGCATGACAATATTTTATATGCCAGCAAAGTAAGAAATACTAAAAATGGAGAAATAACAGAAACTAAAGTAAGTGGTGTGGAAAATGGTAAAAAATATATAATTGTTGATGATATATGTGATGGCGGAAGAACTTTTATTGAACTTGCAAAGATTATTAAAAAACAAGGTGCTTCAAAAGTTTATTTATACGTAACACACGGAATTTTTTCTAAAGGACTTGATGTTTTAAAAGAATATATTGATAAAGTATATTGCTATTATACATTTTTAAATAATATTGATTCAGAATATTTAACTATTTTAAGAGAATCATATTCAGATTATATTAAAATACAAGAGGGTTTAAAAAATGAATATTAACCCATTAACATCAATAGATTTCTACAAAGCAGGCCATATAAGACAATATCCAGAAGGAACAACAGAGCTATATTCAAACTTTACTCCAAGAAGTTGTGCGTTATCTAATATTAATTATGAATTTTTTGATGGCAAAGTTGTTTTTTTTGGTATTCAGTATTTTATTAAAAGTTTTTTAATAGATTCCTGGAAAAAGGAATTCTTTTTTAAAGATAAAATCAAAGTAATAGAAAAATACAAAAGAAGAATGGATTGTGCTCTAGGCAACAACATTGTTAGTACAGATCATATTGAAAGTCTGCATGATTTGGGTTACTTGCCTTTAAAGATAAAAGCGCTTCCTGAAGGATCAAGGGTTCCTATAGGAGTTCCTGTTTTAACTATTGTAAATACACATAAAGATTTTTTTTGGTTAACTAATTATATTGAAACAGTTATGTCATGTTTTTTATGGAAAGCAATAACTTCGGCAACAACTGCTTTTCACTATAAAAAATTATTAACAGCATATGCTATTAATACTGGATCGCCTATTGATTTTGTTAATTTTCAAGCGCATGATTTTTCTTTTAGAGGAATGTCTGGATTACAGGATGCTTCATTAAGTGGGGCGGCACATCTCACTTCATTTTATGGAACAGATACAGTTCCTGCCATTGATTTATTAGAAGATTATTATCAGGCAAACGTAAAAAATAATGTTATTGGGTGCTCTGTTCCTGCTACAGAACATTCTGTAATGTGCATGGGAGAAAAAGAAAATGAAATAAATACATTTAAACACCTTATAAATAATATTTATCCTGAAGGTATAGTATCGATTGTTTCAGATACATGGGATTTCTGGAAGGTAATAAATGAATATATGAATATCCTTAAAGAAAATATAATGTCAAGAAATGGAAAAGTTGTTATTAGGCCAGATAGTGGTGATCCAGTAAAAATAATATGTGGTGATAGTTATTCAGATAAAAATAGTTATGAATACAAGGGTGCTATTGAGTGTTTGTGGGATATATTTGGAGGAACTTTTACAGAAAATGGCTATAAAGTATTAGATTCTCATATAGGTTTAATTTATGGAGATGCTATTACGTTTGATAAAGCTAATTTAATTTTACTTGAACTTGAACAAAAAGGGTTTGCATCTTCAAATATTGTATTTGGCATTGGATCTTATACTTATCAATATGTAACTCGTGATACTTATGGTTTTGCTATGAAAACAACAAGTGGTATTGTCAATGGAGAAAGAAGAGAAATATTTAAAGATCCAAAAACAGATAATGGTGTAAAAAAATCTGCAAAAGGATTGCTTAGAGTTGAAAAAGAGAATGGCACGTTTGTTTTATATGATCAACAAACCGAAGATCAAGAAGAAAATGGAGAATTGAGATGTATTTTTCTTAATGGTCAAATACCATTTTACGATGATATAGATAGCATAAGAAATAATTTAGATAGGGGATTGATTGAAGAATGTACAAATTTAGCAGAAATTCTTTAAAGAATTTAGAAGGAATACACCCTAATTTGGTTAATGTATGTGTTCATGCTTTGAGCATGCAAAAGATTGACTTTGGTGTTATTAAGAACAGTTTTAGAACAGTTGAACAACAAAAAGAAAATATGCGAAAAGGATTGTCTAAAACAATGGATAGCCTTCATCTGCCACAATCTGATGGATATAGCCATGCGGTAGATCTTTTTTGGTATAAGGATGGCATTGATGTGTTTAAGCTCGAGAGAAGCCCTAATATTAGCTCTAAACAGATTGATCATGGATGGAACACATTGACGTTCTGCATGTATCAAGCAGCTATAAAATATAAAATTCCATTAGGATGGGGTGGATTCTGGAAAGGAGCATGGGATAAGCCACATTATTATATATTGAGAGATAGAGAAAAATGATATTGGCTGCTTATCTTGGTGAAGTAGTGTTTTTAACCATGGTATTTTTATTACAATAAATAGGATAGGATAAATATGATCATTTCAATTTTAATGATAATTATTTCTACTACTTTTATATCATTATCATACTCTTTGTATTGTGAGTATAAAAGAAACAGCAAAAAAGAAATTATTGGAAAAGCTAAATATGTGATAAAAAACTTTTATCACATATTTATTATTGATATTTTACTATTAGCTGCAATAATAATTTTAATTATAAAAAGTTATAAGTTATAATTGTAATTTATTAATTAACAATATCATTTTTATTTTTTGGAATTCTCTTTTTTGAACGCACCAACAATTCCCTGAATGGTTGGTTTAAGTGCTGAAATGCCCCAGATTGTCCCTGTTATGCTCCCATATATTTTAATGTACCAAGGGGGCATAGACTGGATTGCAATCGTGAAGTAATTGCGAACACTCTCTGGTGAAATTGCAGCAACTAGAAAAGGAAGAGTAAACATAATAAAAGATATTCTTTTAACCCAACGATCTGAATTTTCAATCACCGCCATTTGCCACTCGGCGTTGTGATCCTCTTTTGATTGAGCTAATCGCGTTCTTTGTTCTGCAGATGCTTTTTTGGTCTCTTGCTGGGCTTTTTTAGTCTCAAACCAGCCCTTTGCAAGAGAACCTATTGCTCCGACTATTGCACCTATCACTTATATCTCCTATCTGAAAACGTAAAAAACAAAATAATCGATAAGTCAATGCTTCCAAAAACAAATTCAAAAATATCATTATGCATCCTACCAAAAATACAAAGAATAATGCTGTTAAAAATGATCAAAATAAAACATATAATCAACATTATTTTTCCATTATTTGTTATCATTCATTTCACCATGATTTATAAAATTTTCATAAGTCCTTAGCAATGCCTTTCCAACCCCAAAAATTGATATAGAACACCAGATAATTCCAAAAATTTGTATCATAAAAATTTCTGAATAAGCTGGATTTTTAGACATTGAATCTACGAATAGCCAGAGAATTGAAAAAATAAAAGACAAGGTTAAACATAAAAACTCTAACTTTGTTCTAATGCTTTTTTCTTGTATCGCATAAATATAGTATATAACGGTAGATAATTCAGCAAAAATAAATATTGTTACCCATACCGGATCATTTTGCATAAGATAATGTCTGAAAAAAACGTATGGTATTGACATGCCAAAAGCTACTGTGCTATAACTAATAACACAGACCATACCAACAATAAAAGTTATTATTGTATTGTCACCTTTCTTTTTCATAAGGAAAAGTCCTATTGGTATCATCATCTCAATGAGTCTTAATATTGACTCTTGAAGATTGAAAAGTTTACGAATTCTATACATATTAATTAGATAAAAATCCCTCTTTGCTTCTGTATTGAAAAGCACTCAAGAGTATCTGTGTAAATTAAATCTACGTTAAGTTGATATATAACACCATCCATCACCTGAGGGAAAGCATTATTTATAACAAAGTCATTTTCAGAATCCGGTATTAAAACTGCAATTGCTTCTTTACCTTCACCCTCAAAAATATCTTTTTCAACTGAATTTTCAAAGACTATATAAGATGAATCATACATCTTTAATAACCCCCTATCCAACTCATGTTGCTTGCAGTAGTAGATCTAGATATTCCTCTCACTGTAATGGGACCTTTCACTATTTTTGATGCAACTAATGGCAAAACAGCGCCTGTAGCAGCTCCTGAAATAAATTGAGTAACACCAGCATCATTTTCATAAACAATATCGCCACCAGTTCCAACAACAATATATTTTGACAATCCCTCTGGAAAATCAGTACCTATTATTACTAAATCAGATAATCCACCATAGATTCCAAATCTCATACTTGGTTTACCAAGATTTGCTATTTCTTGAGCCATAAAAATATCCTTAATTTTTGTTATAATATACTATACCATAATCTTTAATATTGATTAAACTATTATCAATAGCAATCGTTAATGTTTGAAACGCATCAACCCCATGTGATGCCCAATCATGCCTTGGTTTATTTTTATAATCGCCCATTTTTTTATCATATTCTTTGCTATAGTTGCTCAAGCACGTAATCAATCTCTTGCAACACTTGTCAATTGTAGTGCTATAGAGCATATTTCTCATATTTTGAACTTCCATTAATTTATTTGAAGGTTTTTCGCATGCTTTAACATCAAATCCAGCCAATCTAACCTCATTCAACAAATTGACTGTCGTATTATTTGCGTTTTTAGCATCATGTGGTGCAAAATTCTGCAATAATATAAGATTATTTTTTGTACAAAACTCTTTTGCATCATTTAGAAACTTAACATAAGGCGTATATCTTCCAGAAATAGAATGGATTATGTTGGGCTTTTTATAGTCAACTAGCTGAAATAGAATAATAACAGTTTCGTCATTTTGACCAAGATCAGATGAAGTATAAACCGGTTCTCCAGGAATAATGCAGTTCTCTCTTATCCTATTATCATCGTACATTTGATTAATGGCTTTAGCAAAATACATGGATTCTTCATTCAAAGATACTACATTATAGTATTCTTGTTGAATCTTAAACTCAGCCATGCCATCTCGTCTATCTGCATCAACTTTTTCCTCAGAGATATAACGCTTTCCTTCAGAATCAACCAGATTTTCAACGGACTTTATTCTTGTAAACCACTCAGGATTATCTTTAACTTCCTGCATATAGTTATAAGCATGGTTCATTCCATTAAATGTTGTTTGCAAAATTATCCAACCATCATTATTACGAACTGCAGGCATCATTGCCTCAAGCATACCAGGATCTTCATAAGCAAACTCACTAAAAACCATACCTCTAAAATTTGTTCCCCTATATTTATCAACATCTCTGTCACTTCCTAAAATATGTATTACAGAACCATTCCATAAGCAAATTGTTAAATCTACAGAGTTTGGTTTTCCTGAAATAATAAACTTTGGTATCATATCTTTAAAGGACATCAAAGAATCATCTTCTAATGTTATTCCTCCCTTCCAAATAACCTTTTCTCCTTGGGCTCTAGTTGGGTAAACAATACCATATATTCCAGGCTTTCTTATCGAACATTCTATAATTATTTGCCAAGATTCAACCTCTTTTCCAGCACGCCTTGGCATAACATCAAATACACGCTTTATTTTCCCATTAACAATAAGATCTCTTACTTTTTGCTGATACGGTCTTAACTTAACAATTGGAACATCGACACCATCCAATCCATTTCTGCATATTGTTTTATCATCAAGCTTTTCAATAGTTATCTTTGAATCATAAATATAATTATATTCATCTTCTATTTTTTTAATTTTTGTTTTTAATGAGCTTAACATATATGTTATCCGAAAGAATCTTCCCAACCTTTAGTATTAATTCTTAAGTTGGTTCCAGGAGTTGTAGAAACAGAGTCTATCTGAATGGTTCTACTTGTATTTGTTTTAACATTAACTTCTGATGAAGAAATTGAAGCTATAATTCCGCCAGAATCAAATGATAGAATATTGCCAACTTCATTAGTATCAAAACCAACTGTTTGAGATGTGGTTGATGAAGATCTAACATTATAACATGGCTCTTGACCTGCTGAAAAAGACAATGAAATATTCAAGTTTGCCAAAACACTCAAATCCGGAGGAACAGACAATACAGCACTTGTTGGTGATTCAGAATTTAAATCAAATTTCTGAGTATCCCATAAAAATTTATCTTTAAATTGACTAAATTTAATTATATCTGATGTTGCATCTGTAAGAACAGAACCGATCCTATAAAAATCAACATAATTTGATGCTGAAACAAGTAAATTTTCTGCAGTAAAACTTGTATCAAATCCATAATCAGTAGAAGCTGGTGAAATTGATTTATATATAGCAAATACATGATACCAAGTATTTGGTGTTAATGATAAACCAGATCCTAAACCACCAAAACCAGATCCTTCAGCCCAAGGTTGATCTATTATTTTTGAAAAAATAGAATTTCTCTCAAAAACTGTATTAGAGAATAGCTTTTTTGAAACTCCAATTGATATATCAATTGTATCATCTGGACTTGATAAATTATTACTTAAATTAAATCCATCTTTATAGCTTATAGCGGTAGATATAACAGGAGCTTGAGTTAAATCAAGTGCAACAACACTTCCCCCTGATTTTGCCCAAAATTGATTATCACCTAAAACGGGTACAATGCTTTGCTGATTATTTGGCAATATAGCATTAATCGCATATTTAATTGAATTAAAATCAAGATCAGTTTTATTTTGTTGTATTAATGTTACTTCTCTTTCTAATGAATTATCTAAATTTGCGCCATTAAATGTAGTGGGATTTGAAAATTCACTAGTTAAACTAGCTGGAACAGATCTTATTAATGTAACTGTAGATAGATTTGCTGGTATTTTACCAGGTTGAAATACAACATTTCCTCCTGCCGTCACCCCAACGCCAGTTAACGTATAATCAGTAGTCAAAACTTTTATATCATTAGAAGGATTTGGGTTTTGTCCATTTAATGTAACATAAACATCTATATCACCTTCTGCAAATATTTTAAATGTATATGCAAATGTATCTTGAACTCCATTACCTACGTATTGATTTCTTGTAATCTGTTCTGGTAAATTAATAGCCATCTCTATCTCCCAAATATAATATGTTGTCCATGAGGAACATAAACTTTATCACCCATTGCTTTTTTTAAATACACTTGAATCCAAGGAACGGTAGATATTGGCAGTGTATATTGTAATGACCTCTTTAAATTTGATTTTGCCTTTTTACTATTAAGCTCTAATGCCGCTCCTGATGCAGACATTAATGAGCTGGCTAGACGTGCCGATGGTGAGCCCCCCAACATATCTGCTAATAAGTCAGAGTTTTGAGAGTTAGGGTCTAATCCCATTGCCAACACACCAAATGGAGATGCTAATAACTGTGCTCTTTCTTCATTTGTCATATCTAAGATAGACGGTGTTGATAAACCTTTTGATAAATTAAAAAAGTAAGTTGACATATAGGCTAATGGCATCATATAACCAAACAGCTGAGTCATGAATAGGCTTTTCTTAACAAATCCATCTCCTGCATTTTTCCATCCATCTGCCAGAGATCTGTTTACAAAAGATACAGCAAATCCCTTAAACTGCATTATAGTTCTCATTATTTCCCCGGTAACAGATCCAGGTTTAGTTCCTTGTAATAATATTGCATTTTCATAAGCACCTGGAGATAAAACAGCATTATTTGATGAAACGTCAAATAAGGTATGTATTTTTCGATAGAGTTGATTTTTTATATCAGCCAATAATGAATCATCTTCTCCTAAAGAAGATCTTATTTTTTTATAATCTTCATCGCTTATTTTATCAACAATATCTAATGTTAAATGCTTATCTTTTATTTTTTTCCTTAAAATGTCCCATTCTGTAGAATTTATATTAAAATTATCCAATTGTGATTTTAATTTTTGATCTAAGTTTTTAAAAGAAATATCTTTGTTCTTATAAAAATTCCTAGATATGGTAGACATTATTCCTAATCTATTTCCATTATCCCATGCTTGCATTGCCACATATTGATAATATTTGCTCGTTATCTTAGAGCTCACATTTCCTAAATTTTGAGCTTCTATAAACTTTCCTATATAGCCCATATGATGACGCATATCCAAATGCATCATCTCACCAAGCTGCTTAAGCTCTGGAGAAGTAAATTGAGATAATAATGCAGTAATCTGGTTGGAAAACGATTGGCCATAAGACACGCCAAATCGCGTTGCATAACTTGCAGCAATATTGGTGTCTGTTAAAGATTGGAGTGCAACTCCGCCTAACCTGGCCATTGAGGTTACTGCTCTGATGTTTGAGAATATTGTGGCAGCTGTCATGTTTACAGCAATCTTAGATTCTCCGCTAACCCATTTAAAGATATTATTAGTATTTTTATGCCATATAGATCCTCTTGTTATTCCTTCATTTTCTTGAAATCTTTTTAATGCTTCATACATTTGCTCTGGAGCAGGTCCCATGATTTCAGACATGCCAATCTTATTGGAGCTTCCATGTATGTCCGACATTAATGCACTAAAGATGTCTCCAGTACCATACTGTTCATTATATTCAGACCAGTTTTTGAAATCCTTCCAGTGAAAAAACATTCTTCTTCTTTTTTTCAAGGATTCTATATCTTTCAATATACCTGTTTTCTGAAATATATCAGTTTTTCCTTCTGTAATATTTATGTATATATTGCTTAATATTTTATCAACCTTAACATGGTCTATATCACCATTTGGTAAAAAGGCATCTACTTTTTTAAAGGTTTCATCTAGATCTAATTTATCTTTAATAAAATCAATCCATTGTTTCTTTGCATTGGCTTTAAAATTAGACTGCCTTCTTATAGATCTGAGGGGCGCTTTTGAAAATTGTACCATCCTATCTTTAAGGCTAGCTGGATTGATTAATCTTGATCTGTCATGTATAGACCTCAGCCATCTATCACTCTGAATTTCATCAATGGATAATGCATCAGATAATATCATTTTAGAGTTTCTGGTTATAATGTAGTCATTCATTGCTTTTCCAATTCTATTAGCAACTTCTGACATATTGTTACCATCAACTGCCTCAGCAATTTCTAATCTATTATTTTTATCTTGTAAGAACTTTACTTCATCTTTTGTAATAGGATTGAAAAAGCTATCCATCAAGCTATTTGTGTTTGATAATTGAGCAGATTCAACGTTGTTGCCAATGTTTCTGGATCCTCTTGCCAGAAAATCTCTAGTAGTGAATTTATTGTCAGCTATAGATTTTGATATTTTACTAAATTTAGCGACACTGTTAGACATTATTATAGCATTGCTGCCAATTTCGTTTAATGATGAATTGTAGGTAGCATTCTTTGCATTACTTATTGCTGCCTTTCCAGAAAGACCGCTTTTTTTTGCATTTTCTAATGTATCTTTAACGTATTTTTCAATATCATCAATAGACAATTGAGCTAATTGTTTAATTGCATTTAATACACATTTTCTAAATTTTGCCATTATACATTTTCCTGCATGCAATTATTTAATTCATCAAATATACCTTTGTTATCTTTCATCTCTTTGTATTGCCTAATTGATTTATTAGCACTATTTAACATTTCTTTTGCTTTATCATCTTCAAATGCTTTATCTGATGGTATTTCATTTTCTGGAATCTCTTTTTGAGATTTTGACGATTCCTTTTCTATGTCTTCTGGCTTTGTTTCATGTGAAACAAAGTTTTTCTTTAATATAGCGTTTCTAGTGTATTTTATAGCGTTATCACTTTTATCAAAATTAGCACTTGCATTTTCACCTGCATCTAATAGGCTCTTAGCAATGTCTGAGAATCCTTTATGAGAATTTAAATCGGCATGCAATTGGATTTTTGCTGCCAGCTTTCTTGCTTCTGTGCTCTTTATATCCGCCGGTATCATTTCCTTTAATCTAATATAATCAGGAGACTTGTCATAGTCCTGTACTAGATTGCCGCTCCTAAACAGATTGTTCTGTATTTTATCAATTTCATCACTGTACTTTAATAGATCTATTTTGTCTAAATTTTCTTTGCTTGTTTTTATGTCATTATTTATGGATTCTTTTAATCTATTCCTTAATGATTTATCTTGTATGTCTGGAACTTTGTTCAAAAGTTCATCATTGAGGTTTTCTATATGATCAGTCAGTCTTATTTTGTCTAGCACATTTTTTGGCAATATGCCAGGATAATCTTTATCTAATGCTCGCTTGAAAACAGCCGATTGAGAAACTGATGCAGTGTCCTCAGGAAGCTCTTTAATGCTTCTTACAACGTCTTTAAGAGTATTTGATAAAACCCTGTCAAAAGACTTAGATTGTCTCTCTACGTGATGAATTATGCCCTCTAACGAATCATTAACATCATAGTTATTGACAATCTCGCCAAGTTTAGACGAAATTAATGCGTCTGATAAGGGCGTTTTTTGAATTGGGTCAAGATCATTTGACATTTCTGAAATCATATTGTCATTCAGAACCTTTATCTGATGTGTATCAGATAAAAGAATGTTCATTTTTCCGTCTTTATTCAATATATTGGGAGACTCCTCTCTAGCAACTTGATTTGCCAACGTATTCAATTTTTCTTTGCTTTCTTTTTCAACATAAGCTTTTGTGAGTTTTTGCTCACTATCCGTTAATGCATTAGCTTCTTCTGCTCCTTTGACAACAGAAGAATTGATATCATCAGATGTTTTGTTTATTAATCCTTTGAGCTTTAGTTTTTTTAATATTTTCCCAAATATAGGAAAAAATGGCTCAACTGCCATGCCAATGCCAAAATTTTCACCAGCAGACTTAATGGTGCTTGGCCAATTGATGCTGTCTGTATCTTTGTTGTAAGTTTCAGCAACATCAGATGGAAGCGATCCTCCCGCCATAAAAGCGCCAGCCTTAATTGATCTAGGAAGAACTTGTGTTAGAACTTTTGTAGAAAATTTTCCGCCAAGATTTGTTGCAATTTTTGGAACAACACTTTTAGCAACAACTCCTGTCACGCCTAATCCAATATCTGCTGCACCACCTGTTATAATGCCAGCTCCCAAGAATACAGGGTTTAAAAAATTACCAAGTAAATTTCCTGCCCCAGCAGAAAATCCTTTTTCTTGTGACTTGATATCATTGTAAGTATCAATTTTATTCTGAAGCTGATCTAATTCTTCTTTTTGAGATTGATGAGAAATCTTAAATTCACCATTCTGAAAGGCAACTGGTGGAATCATTGTATTATCATTATTAATATGTAAAGCATTCTGCAAATGATTCAAACCAAGCAACGCACTATCTGTACTTTGCTCAAATCCTAACTTTACGGATCGCCAAAAACCAGGATGTATTTCTTGTGTTGAATCCTCCATCTGCTTTAAAGGATTGTCAGAGTCAAAAGGATCTGGATTAGATAATAATGTCATTACTATTCCTTTTTAACCTGATGAAATAAATCTTTTGGCTCTATCGGTATTAAAGGATGGTATTCATCCCACAAAGAACTTTTTTCTTGATCTGTTAGTAATTTATCATTTATCTTATTTTCCCATCCTTCTGCTTTTGCCATAAGTTCAGATGTATATAAAAATTTCTTTCCTATTTGGAAATCTTTACTATTCATTACCATCAAATTTCCATCAGGAGTATCTATAAGCTTTACTGGGGATAGATCAAATAATTTATTTGCATGAGAAGAAGATGAGTTTTTTACTATCTGCTGTTTAACTTCTTCAATCAAGTAGTCCGCAAGCGCTTTGTTTTGCGAATGGGTGGTTGGAATATTATCATTATTAATGCTGAAATTTGTTCCAGTATCTAATGCTATTGATTTTGAAAAAGATTCATTAAAACTATTTTCATAATCACTTATATTTTCACCACCAAGATCATTATTTTTTTGAGATAATAATTTAACATATCTCACAGAGGCTTTTAATATATCTGATACCCTCTTTTGACCATTTGGCTGTGATCCTATATAAGAAAATAAATCATTGTTTTCAGACATAATGGCTTGCTTTATTGTATTGTTACTAACTCCTTCTTGAAATTTTATATCACTAAAGTCAGCTTTTTTTGAAGTGGCTAAAATAAGATCTTTTGAAAATCCATCCTCTTTTTTGCCCTTTAAATTATTTGCAATCAAAAGAGATTCTTGCTGCATTGTATCCTTCATTGAATTTGCCAAATAAACTGCATTTTTATTGGTATATTTATCAAAAAAAGATAACACTTTTGATGGATCAACTTGCTCATTATAAGAGCTGTTCAAGTTTTCTGCTAACGAATCTGGTATTGGGTTAATTTTATCAGAGGGTATTCCAAGCGATTGAGCATATGAGACCATGCTATTTGTAAATTTTGAAAATTCATCAGAAAACTGATTTTGCTTTTCTTGATCTGATATTGCCCCATTACTTTTTATTGCATTAATTGAGTCATTATATTGACCAAATATTGAAGCACCATGAGATGTTTTTTCTAATGCATCAAGCATCTTTTTATTATTGATGTTTTTTATAAAAAACGACAGTTGATCTCTTGTTGCTTTTTCTGATGTTGATAGTTCAGATGCTTTCTTTTGGTCAAGTGAATCAAATGCTTTTTGTACAAATGAATAATGATTTCCACTATTTATTGTAGCTTGAGCATTGTCTATTCCTTCGGCTGATAATAAATATCGATTAAAATCTTTTGGAGATAATGAAGAGATAACACCAGCATCTACCTTTCCTCTATGCAACTCTGCTATAGCATCTTCATATGATACATTTTGGTTCAACAAAGAGTAATGAAAAAATGTACCTGCTTGAGTAGGAAGATTTTCATTAGATTCACCATGAATATTTGTTAAGGCGTGTAACCCATCAATTGGAGATGCACCACCTTTAACAAAATTTAACAGCCTTTCATGCTTGGACAAAACTGAATCAATTACTTTTTTTGAATTTGCTGCCTCTGAAGGAGTAACAAACCCATTAATTAATCCATCTGCTATTAATTTATCTGTAGATTCTATTTCAGCTTGAGCTGCCTTTGGATTTGATTGAAGATTGCTAATTATGCTATTTACTGTATTAGGAAAACTTCTCCTAAAATTCATTGACTCCTGTATTCTAATCTGTTTTCCAGCTGCTAATAAACCTTTGTTTGTTACTTCATTAACAGCAGATGATGACATAGTGGTAAACTTTTCATTGTCTTCTTTAGATAAAGAAACATTACTATTCATCAAGTCCACTGTTTTTCTAAAGTTATTTACTACAGAGTCTTGATTTGATGGATTTAGCTGTATTTGAGTTAATGCATTGTTTTTTTCATTTGTTAACATTGAATTCTGAGAAAACAGAGCTGCATTACTAACTGTTTTTTTTGCAGATAATGCATCTTTTATTATACTGCTTGACACAGATCCAAGAATGTCTGAAATTTTTGTTCCTCCTTGTCCCTCAGGATTCAAAGGTAATGATTCTATAACAGGATCCTGATTTGCAAAAGTGGGTATTTTAGCCATTTAAAAACTCATTTAAATTTATTAATTAAAGCAGAACTTTCTGCAGCACCTGCAACATCACCAAATAATTGTGAAAATAATGATTTGTCAAGATTGCTTTTTGCCGATGATATAGCAGCCTGCTTGCTTGTTTCTTCTATATCCAAATTCTTTTGTTCTTTTTGACTGATATTAACAGTACTTCTTGCAATAGCATTAAAACTTGCGCTTCCTAGGTTAAGACCTGTAGTTGTCTCAACCGCTTGTTGTTTAGCAAGTAAATTTTGCAATTGAGACAATCTTGAATTTGATTTTTGCAAATACTGTAATTGACTGTTTTTGCTTTGCTCATCTAATGCATCTTTTTCTCTACTAACTGAAACAGCTTGTTCAACACCTTTTGCGGCTGAAACTGCAATAGTTAAACCAATTAAAGCTCCTACTCCCATTAGATTAAATCTCCTTGTATCTGATATGATATGGATAATATAGAAAGCGGTAATGGACTTGATTGTGTTATTTCAATATCTTGGGTTATCCGCCATCCCTTTGCTGTGGATATCTTCGCTGTGCCTGTTTTTGGCATCAATTCATCTCCTGCTTGTATCTCTGCAAATGTCTTATATGGGACAAGCTTACCATTTACATTAAAATTTAAACTATTAAAATAATCTATATATATAAAACTTGTCTTTTTAAAAGCGTCTGTAAGTTTTGCACCGTCAAAAGGAGATAGTGGCTTTATTTCTACATTATATGTTAAGCCAACAGTGCAATCACCTGTATCCATATCAGGATTATCAACCGTAATCTGACCGCTACTAACGACGTAATCCCCAAACCCTTGTCCTTCAAAAACTACTGATACCGTGTATCCCTCATAATCTGTTAATCCTGTGATAACGCCATTAGCAGGTAATGTTTTTACTTGATAGAAATCGTGATAAAAATCTTCATCAAATCTTGCTAATATATATTTTGATGATGTTTTTAGAAAAACAAGCATATAAAATTTATTATCAATATCTATTATATCAATAATATTAACATTAGTTTCATCACCAAATGTTAAAGGTGTAAATGAATTTATAGCAGCCGCATCACTGAATTGATAACACGTTAATGTTGAGTCATTGTTTAATAAAAATAAATAATTTTCTTGAGAGTTTATTGTTGATTGCACAACAGCACTTGATGTTGGACTCTTTATCAAATGACTTGATACAAATGAAATATTTTCACTCGCATAGGATTCTCCTAATCCTTGAAACTCAAATTTGAATAAACTTTTCCCACCTCTTCCCATATAATAACTGTTATTACCATAATTTATAGGTTGAAAATCTTTACTTACGCCATAAGAAGATTGCAGTCTTGCTGTGAAAGAGCTCGGTGTAAGAGCAATACCATTTGGTTGAGGAGAAACATATTCAAAATTTCTAGTATATATCTCAATCTGTTTTCCAGAATTTAAAAACTCTATCTCTCCAGCATTCGTATCACCCAACGTATCTATAATTGCATCATTGTCTCTACCAATACCTACATCAAAATTATCAAATTGATTTATTTTTGATCCAGCAATAGTGTTCTTTAATGTTTTTGTATTAGCAAACCATAATCTATTTTGAAATAAAATAACAGCAGATGGAAATCCTAATGTTGCTGAATAAATAGGTTTTCTAATAGAGAAATCACTTCCAGAAAAAGTTCCATCTTTAAAATCAATTTTTACAGTGCCTGTAAATACAGTATTTGCACCCACTACCACACTCGTAATAACACCATATCCAATTGGATCATTAATATTGTTGCCACCACCTATAACTAATCCACCAACCCAATCAGTTGTGAATGTAGTCACACCAGTTACAGTTAATGTAAATGTAACTGTAGTTCCTCCAGCCATAGTTGTAACGGCAGAGTTATAATTTACGTCACCAAAATCATATACTGGCTGTTGAGCAAAAGAAAAAGGAGTATAAGTAAAAGTTCCTGCTGATTCATCAAGCCTTGCTTGAATATTGTCCGGATGAACAAATATAATATTGTTTTCACCATTTGTATCTTTAATGTTTTTTAACTCAGCATTAACATATGGAGTTGCAATTGGTGTTACAAATGATCCATCTGATACTTTATAAAAACTAAACTCTAAATTTGTTGCAAATATAATATAATATTCATTATCTTCTGCAAAAAACCCAAACATTCTTGTATCTGCTGTTAATTTTGGTCCAATTGTTTCATCAGACAATGATTTTATATTCTTAAATCCTGTTCTCTTCACTAATTTAGCCGTATTACTGACTAACATATTTTTTGCAGACTTTAATGACTTCAAATAGAAAGGCGAACTTGTTTCATTGAAGTTTATTTCATCAATCTCACCAAACTGAAAAGAATCTTGACGTACATATGCCATTATAATACCTGAGATTTTCTATCATATTTATTACGAATAACATCCCTAAATCCTTCTCTATTTGAATTGTCATATATAGCATTATTCTTTTGAGATAATGCTTCTTTTTTTAAATATTCAGTTAAAGAAACATCATTAGTTAATACAAGGGATGATTCAGATGCTACCTTATAGATAATATAAGACTCAAACTCTGATGGCCAAAGATTAAATGATATCTGGCTTTCAATATAAAATATATTAATGGAAGTATCTTGGATAGAATATATTTTATCCTTTAAAATTGTATAATCTGTTAAATTATCTGTTTTTACTAATCTTTGAAATCCAACAGGAAGTTGATATACAAAAGGAAAGTTTGGAATACCGGTATCTGTAGTTTTTGCCAACGATACAAACTCTTGAGCAAAAGTCCAATTAGTATCTGTTAGAGATCTTCTATAAGCTAAATCAACTTTTTGATCTATAATAGTCGCATGTTCAGAATCACTGATATTACTAACAGCTGTTTCGCCAAGCTCATTTAAAACACCATTAACAATACTTAATTGTGTAGCCATAAATCATATCCAAATAATTATTATTTATTGCTACTACATACTATTAATAATGAAAGATTGACCAACTATATAAATAATAGATCAATCTTTCAAGGAAACACCTATTATGATGCTGCATTAAAAACAGTATACATAATAACCGCATCATTCGATGTATTAGCAGCAGAAAGCTCAAATGTAATAGTGTCAGTAGTAGGAACTGCAGCAACAAGATAACTTGCTTCTGTTGCTTTAGTCTTCACTGTCGCCATTACTAAATCAGCTGCAGCAACACCGGTTACAGTAGCAGCATACGTTGTACCAGCGCCTGCCCACGTAGTTGTTCCACCAAATCTAGCAACATGAGATGGCGTAATGCCCGCTCCAAGCATTGCTAACAATACTTTTGCAGAACCAATTGCCGTGACTCCTGCATTCGTTGCTTTCACATCACCTGTTAAAGCAACTGAAGTAACAGTCGTACCATTACCGATAATAAATGCATTATCCGTTGAAGCATCTAAAGCGGTCCCTACATTAGATGCATTACCAACAATGATATTACCTTCTGTTAAATCTAAATCAGACGGTGAATTTTCAGAGGTATCTAATGTCAAAATAGGCGCTGAAGCAGTTCCCGTATCAACAATTTTACCTCTAGCCAAAGCCGGTGTTCCGTCTTCATCAACAATAATATTTACAAAATCATTACCATTAATAAAATCTGATTTATCAGTGAAATAACCTGTTACTACAACTGCTGACAATAAATCATTCGTATTTGCTACCCAAGTTTGAGGAGCACCATCTAGTGTTCCATTAGCCATAGGGTATAACCCAATTAAATTACTCATTATCAATTCTCCTAAGGTGTGATTATGACGTTAGCCACGATGTTCTTGATCGCAGCAGCCTGAATAACACCTGCTCTAGCCGTTAGGCTTGTAACAAGCTCCCATCGATCATCCTGAGGAACCCAGGTAATCGTGCTAGTTAATTCACGGTTGAATACCATACGACATGAATCTTCAGCTAATACCAAAATATTATATACAAATGGATCGCCTGTGGTTCCAGTACCCGTTCTAGGAAGGGCATTAGCACCAGCAGTACCAACTGCATAAAATGCAACATCAAGATAACTCGGTAATTTATTTTTCATTAAGGGACGATCCATATTGTAATCCCAAGAGGAAAACTGAGGATCTTGCTTTAATGAAGTTCTGGCTAGTGCAGGAACTAAGGCATTCTTTTTGGACATTAACGAAACACCAGAATCCAATAAACGATCTGTAGCACTTGATAACTTGTCCACACTTAACCCTGCGATAGAACCAAAGTTAACGGGAACTGATTCAAATCGTGAGATACCACCACCAATATTATAAAGAGAATCAACAAGAAGTTTGTCCAATTGACGAGCTCCAGCCAACGCATGCTCTTTCGCATTCTCAGTGATCTTGTCATAAGAAAATAACGTCTTATAACCACCACTAATACTGGTCTTATAATGAAAGTTTCCAACTGAAATTTGAACATTGGTTTCATTTAAATCTGATACGGGAATATCACCACCACCGAAACCAGTTTCGGCCATCTCACCAATGCCGCCGACAGGAAAGTTTGCTGTTTGCCCTTCTAAACCATGTTTTTCTGTTACTGCACCAGCAAAGCTTCGATTATTTTGTACTTGCTCTTGAACCTCTGTAACAAAAAGCTCACTCGCAGTTGCTAAATCAATAGCCATAAATTTACTCCTAATTAATGAATAATTTCTTATTTATCAATTAGGTACCCACTGATTAAGTTATGGACTAATTATAAAGCGATAAAATATCTCGTACCATTATAAATGGAAGACATCATATAACATAAAAAATACACAAATAACAATCATTTGTCAACTATCTCGTTTATTGCTTGCTGCTTTTTTTGACAATAGCTCTAAATATTGATCTTTTAATTCCAATCTGTGTGGGTTATTATTCATTTCCTTTCTAACCTTTAATAACTCATCCATATTAAACGGTTTATCAATAGGCGTCCCGGATGGAATATCAGAACTCTGAACTTTTGATTCTCTTTCTTCCCACATATCCATAAAGAAATCTGGATTTTTTAATCTTTCTTTTATGACATCTCCAGAAGATTTTGAGAATTTCTGGTCAATGTAAATATCAATTTTTTCCTTCTTTTCTTTATAATTATCAATAGCTTCTAGTGCTTCTTGCTGTTTCTTTAAGTTTTCTTGAGAAGCTAATGCTTGCTTTTGACTTTCACTAAGGTGTTTATTAATTAACATATTGTACTGTTTTTGACTAAGCTCACCTGATTTCGCTATATCATCCATCTTTAACTTTATTTCATTATCTAGCTCTATTCCTGATGGAAGGTCATATGAGTCCGGAGATCCGTACTCATTTTTAATTAATAATAGGTCATTATCATGCTTTTTCTGCATTTCCTTCATGTCAAAGTCTTTTTTTCCCAATAATTTCTCTAATTCAGAATAAGCTTGCTCAGCTTCTTTTTGACCTTTATATTTGAAGTCTATTTCTTTTGTATTTTCATTTTCTTGATTATTTTCTGATCCTTCTCTCATTGCTGCTCCTTAATCAATTGTTCAATTTTTTCTAATACATATTCAATTTCTTTTATTACGTTTCTATTTCCTTCTAAAAAAGCTAAAGAACCAATATCATTTCTTACGGAAACTTTAAATAATTCATCTTTTTTTTCTTTTAACCAAATAGCACCATCATCATTTAAACTATATAATGTATAAATTCTATACTCTGATAATTTTATTTTTCCATCTTTTAATAATTTTTTTAGCATATTAAATCAACGTTTGCGGTGAGGCTACTGGCTCTGCCGATATTGGCTGTACGGGTTGTTGCTGTTGCTGCTGTGATTGTTGCAATACTTTCTCTATTCCGGATTGTATGTCATCACCAGAATTAATAATATTATGAGGCAAATTAAAGTTCTCATTAATAAAAGGAATCAACTCTTTTAAATTGAATGCTGAAAGCACCGCATTTTCGCCAAATGATTTTTGTATATACTCTGTAAGTTGCTCCAAAGAAGCTAGATTGCTTTGTTTCTGAATATCTAATAGTGGTGATGTGTAATTAAATCTAAGCCTCTTATCATTGATATCAATTTTATTTCCGAGTAACTGCCTATCATTTAATATATGTGCAGATGTTTTGTAAATTTCTTTAGGAAATTCCAGTATTAATCTTGCAATATTGGTAGCGCTGGTCCTTTGAGCTCTATTCTCTCTAATGCTAACTTCTGTTGCACTTCTAACGGGAGACTGAATATCACCAAGCTCATCTATTTTAAATCCTTCTAATATTGCATTTCTCATATCGCGAATAATTTCAATAACTTCAGGAGCCTCAGGTGTTTGCATAGCCTCAATAGGAGGTCTTCCGTTAACCATTGGAAGATAAGCACCTGAAATACTGTTTTGCACGGCATACGGGTTGAACTTGCTTGATGTATCATAAAACATAGGAGGATTTGCTTTATAATCCATAACTTTCTTAAAGTCGCCAACCAAAGTATTTAGGTCTCTTATATGAGGAAATAAATCCATAGCAATTCCTCTGCCTTGAACTTCTCCTGGCCTTACTCTATCTCTAAAAATAGTAAATCTTTTATAAGACTTTTCCTCTTCAAACAATGGAGTTAGTCTATCAGAATCTAATACAGTATAAGTAAAGTATTTATCTTTCTCTTTTACTTCTCCAATCCATACAAAAAAAACATCTTCTGGCTTTGATAGTAATACGGATTTTTGGGTTCCCTTATACTTTTTATAATTGTCTAATATTTGACGACCCGTTAATGCATGTTTTGTCCATACAGTATCAATTAGATTTTCTGTTGTAAATTCAGGATAAACAGCTAAAGAAGATATAGCTTTAAACGATAATGGTATCTCATCGCTTGGAGATCTGGCATACAATGCGCCCATACCGATGGTAAGATCTAAAAAAGCACCTCCAGAAGCAACCTGCAAATCAGAAGAATTGAGAGCATCATTAATTTTTGAATTAAAATCATCTAAATCGATTTGATTTATTGGATTAGAAATATTTTTTGCTACCTCAAAATTTCCCCAGGTTCTTGATTCAGGAATAATAAGACCTTGTAATTCATTAGCTCTTTGATAAGCAGCCAGCATTGCCGTTGGATCATGAATGTCAATTGTTCTTGATTTTGCATCATTGACATAATCCCCGTATAAATTTCTATCATCTCGATTTGGAGTAACATACCGATAAACATCAAGATAAGTTTCTAACCACAATTCTTTAATATTGATAGCTGAATTAAGACGTCTATCTAATTCTTCAAAATTCATAATTGATCATCTTCATTAGGTTTTTTCTGGATAGTATTCCATATAGGCGCTCCTTCAGACTTTATAATCTGAAATCGTTGCTGCTCAAGCGATTTTAATTTATCAGAACGCTTTTGTTTTTCTTGTGCAATTTGCTGATCTTGAGCACTCGTATCAATTCCGCCTCCGCCCATTTTTCACCTCATGCTTAATAATTTTATAATTACTTTTTATGTCATATTTCAATAGTGACTTGTAAAATCCATGCACACTGATACAGGATCCACATTTAACACCCATAAAACCTTTAACAACTTCAATACAAGTTGGCAATATAAGAGGAGAAACGGGGCTTCCTGGTTCTTGAACTAAAACTTTCATCCAGCAAAAACAATTTTTTATCAAAAATATATGCTTTTCAAAATCTTTGGATGCCATTAATTCTAATTCTTCAAATCTCCAATAATTAGGGTGGGGATTGATCATATACCAACCTAACTTTCTTTTAAAGAATAGAGCAATATGCCTGTATTTGCTTCCTTTCCAAAGAAACTTATCAAAAAATCCTTCACCTTTATCAAAGAAAGCAACGATCCATTCTTGTGGTTCAAACTGTTTATTTGCCACAATAACGTCCTATTTATTCTTAATCTTCTCTTCAAGATTAGCGACAGATTCAGCTAATTTATTGAGTTCTTCTTGGTTAATGATGGAGGCATATTTAGAAATAGACTCTATAACCAAGTTCATCACTTTTGTACTAATTCTACCTTGTGCATTATCTTTCATGACGGCGACAATCTTTTGTCTTGGAGAGTAGTCATCGGATGACATTATTTCAAGTGTTTCTTCTGAGTACAGAGGATACTTTCCATCAATTTTTTCTTGTCTATTCAAACTTAGTGCTAGACAAGTGACGGCATTTTTGTCATCCTTGTCTTGCATTTCTTTTATTCTTCTCAGGGTATCTTCGCGGTATTTAGCATCTCCTTTTTTAAGCGCCTCAGAAAAAGCTGGGTCTCTTTTTATCAAGGAATAGAATGTATCAGCTGAAATATTTAGCGAAAAGAATATATGCTTATGATTTAATCCTAGGGCGGATTGTTCATAAACAAAATCCAACATTTTTTTGTCTGCGATGATTAATTTAGCCATTTTTTGAACATACACGAATGTTTTTGAATAATCAAGTTTTTTTTAGAAGAGATGGTCTGGATAGATGGATTTGAACCACCGACTTCCTGGTTCCAAACCAGGCACACTACCGGGCTGCGCTATATCCAGATATAGTAAAATTAGCTGATACTGTTTGTAATTGAACCAAAGCTATATTAGTTAACATATGTTACCCGATGCACTCTGGCTACGGAGCTCTACCACTGATCTACAGATCAACTAATATATTATAACAAATTAATATACTATTGTACATTGAAATTAAAATAACATAATGATATTCTATATTAGTTGGTTACCATCCCTCGTCCCATTAATACCCTGCCAACAAATATGAAGGCCCTCAGTTTCTCTGGGGGTCTTTTTTTTTGTTATTTATATGTTAGAGCATGGTATTGTAGGTATAATTTTCGTGGGTTCGATGCATGAAGGATACAATATCATTATTATAAACAAAAGAGAATGTTATGGAATACCTTACTGATTTCCCAAAGATTCAATGTCCTTTCATTAGAGAAACTTTTTCTGTTAATAAGGAGCAACATAAAAGAAACGGACGCCAATTACAGTTACGCAAACCTGAAGTTTATCTTGTGGTTAACAAAATCAATCCTGGTTATGAGTGGGTATTTGATGATCCTGATACGATTGCGGTTGAGAAGCTTGACGGCACTAATGTCAAGATTAAAACAGAAGAGGGTCGATTAGTGGCGTTGCAGAACAGGAAGAACGTTATTAATCCTTTACTGATTATGAAGGGGAAGAGTTTTATCATAGAGGGTGTATTTCAGGCAATACAGAAGGGTTACGTTGAAGATAACTTAGAACAGGCAGGCGAAATCATTGGTCCTAAATTACAGGGCAATCCTTATAATATAGCCAATCACATTTGGTATCCCTTTTTAAAGTCTGTTAAACATTTAAAATACCGATCTTTTCATGAGCACGATGTTAATTTTAAAAATCTTAGTGATTGGTTTGAGCATTACTTAAAAAGTTTATTTATGGCAAAACAGGTTGGACATGATAAAGCGGGGTTTGCAGAGGGTGTGATATTTTACAATTTAAGGCGTAAAGCTGAAAACCAGACTTACATGGCAAAATTACGTCGAGACATGTTTGAATGGTATTACAGTGATATGATAGAGATTTATGATTATCCTAAATAAAATGGTCGCCCAGCCGGGAATCTAACCTGGAAAATGTCTCAAATAACTTTCTGACACAAGGCGATAATATAATTATACAAAATATCAATCAATTTTTAAATAACTTTTTGTTACTTTTTTTCTTAACATGCACCATTGTCTAAATATTTTTTCACACTCAT